TGCGCGATCTCAAGGATCATGCGCGTACTCATGATCTTCTTAACGTCTACGCCACGTGGTACTAGGTCCATGCGTCCACACTCACTCGCGTTGCAGTTCTTGGGGTCATGCGGTTCATGATAGCAGTCCGCACGGCTGAGGACGTACCAAGTACGAAGTATTGCAGCGCGTCATGAATGTCGCTCGTGGGGTGTGACTTGATGGGCTTTACGTCGTTTAGCTCGCCGTCTATCTTACGTCGCTCGTATCTATAGCCACCACGAAACCCACGAATAAGCCCCGTGCACCGTCCATCGACTCGGAAGGCCGCTTGGCCGCCTGCTTGGCGGGCCAGTACGCTCTCAACTGCACGTATACGAGGCTCGATGGCGTTCGTAGACGCTGGGAACGCGGGCAACCCCAGACGGTTGATGGCAGCAGTAACAGACTCTTCTCCGATCTGACTGCGTTGGTTGCCTGCTGGGTCCACCACGGCGTATATCTGGTGCCCCATGAATCTTGTAGATCGCAACAAAGGCATAAGACGTTCGTTCATGAAGTATTCCATGCCACAGTTGGTCATGTAGCACTCATCGAACACACGCACGATGCCCGTGGCGTCTACCTGGCCAATAACAGCCGCAGGGTTGCGCCCTGTATCCAGACCCACGCATATAGGTGACATGGGAACCACGTCTAGGTCGCTAAACTCATGGAAGTCGCGTATGTACGTGTTGGAGTACACACCTTCGCCTGCAAGAGACTCAGTAACTTCGTTAAGAATGTACTGACGCACCCAACGACTTCTAAGACCGCCGTTAGAGCGCACAAGGTCCGTGTAGTAGTCGCCTGGAAGGTTCTCGTGGTTCTCACCTGTTACGTCCCACGTTCCTTCCTCGTAGTCGATGTTCGTGATGGCGGGCGGCTGCACGAACAACGCCCATGTAGCGTCCATGTTCTCTGGGAGCATGGCGGCGAACCAGTCGGAGTCTTCGTCCCAACTGTTCGACTCGGCAATGACGCCGTACCAGTCTGGGTCTGCACCATGTTTCATGCGCGACGGGTATCGACCGCATCGTGAGTACACGTCACCCACAAGGGATACGGGCATTTCTCGGCACTCAGACATCCACGCACCCGTAAGTTCCAAAGACAGGAGACGCTGGACGTTCTGGGGGGTGTCCAGTGGGAGCAGGAGCCATACGGAGTCTACGTCGTTGAACTTGAACCTGACTTCGCTCTTCGATGGGCTATACTCGCAGAGACCGCCGAATATGGACGTAATGACAGGGAGCACCGTCGTCTGAAGCTGGCGAAGGGTGTTTCGGACCACGGCGAATTGAGAGAATCGAATGCCGTCTTTGCCCGGTGGAACTTGCTGCATCCGGCGGAACAGTTCCACGGCCATGGCAGTGGATTTGCCGCTTCCGATCGGTCCCTTTAGGATTCGTACTCGGCTGTTGTCCCGTGCGAAATCACCCGCTACGGGCGTAAACTTGTATCTTATAGCTACGTCACCCATAAGGCTCCTGAAATGTCTGAATACATACGCACGAACAACGTCTCCGACGAAGCGCTGGACATCGTCACGTCCAACATTGAGTCTAACTCACTCATTCCTGAAGATCCCACGCGCAACGACATTATTCAGCATATACGGCAGCAGTGGCATGTGTTTCGCAACCACCGCACGACGTTGGACTACGCTGATTTGTTGACGGACGCGCAGCGTGGTTATATGGGTGAGTACACCGACACGAAGCTGCACGCCATCTCTCAGCAGGGTGGGTCCAACGTGTTTGCGAGGATCACGACGATCAAGTGTCGCGCTGCATCGGCTGTACTCAGTGACCTCTATTTAGGGGGCGAGCAACCATGGACCATCCAGCCAACGCCTGTGCCAGCCGTACCTGTAGAGATCAAAGAAGACATCGGCAAGCTTATACAAGCGGAGGCTGGGACCAGTGAGATCATGGGGGAGCCTGTCACACCGGATCGTGTGCAGATGCGTGCAGAAGAACTTATGTCGGCGGCCATCATCGCCGCCAAAGAGCAAGCCCATGAGGCAGCCGCCGAAGCGCAGGCCGCCATGGAAGACATCTTGGTGGAGGGCGGCTACTACAAGGCCATGCAGCAGTTCCTCGTGGATCTGCCTGTGTTTCCGCTTGCTATCATAAAGGGGCCATACGTAGAGATGGAGCGACAGGTCGAGTGGGTGCTCCCCAAGCCCGGAAGCAACAAAGCGCCCAAGACCAAACTCAAGACCAAGCCCATGGTGAAGTGGCGACGTGTGTCCCCCTTCGATGTGTTTTTCGATCCGGCGGCGACGAGTCTGGCGGAGAGCGACATCATCGAACGGAGATTTTTGAAGCGGGTGGACTTGGTGAAGATGCGCGGAACGCCGGGTGCGGATGACAACGCCATCAACGCGGCACTGGAAGACTACCAACACGGCCATTTCGAGTATTGGGACGACACAGACTCCGACCGCGACGACAACGAGGGTCATGAGCACCGCCCCACCAACGAAGCCAAGCGCATCATGTGTCTGGAGTACCACGGCCACCTGCGTGGCGAGTGGCTGCTGGACTACAAGATCCCTGATTCTTTTGTGAGCGACCCCAACGAAGAATACATGGTGAGTGCGTGGGTGGTGGGCGAGCACCTTATTAAGCTGGTGGTGGACGGTGCCATCGGCACACGTCACCCGTACTATGGAGAGTCCTTCGAACCCATGCCGGATCGTGTGTACGGGACCAGCTTGGTGCAATTGCTGGCGGACGTACAGGACGTGGCCAACGCCTGCATGCGCTCGCTGGTTAACAACATGAGCATATCCAGCGGACCCATGTACTACGTCAACGAAGAGCGTCTGTCGTCAACGACCGATCCCGACAACGTGCATCCGTGGAAGCGGTGGCGGTTCCTGTCGGATCCGAGTGGGGACATGTCCAAACCCATTGAGTTTTTTCAGCCAGCGTCCAATGCCGGTGAGTTGCTGAACGTCTACCAAGCCATGACGCAACAGGCGGATGAGGTGAGTGCCATTCCCCGATACGTCACTGGGTCTGGGTCCATGGCGGGTGCGGCGGGCACTGCGTCCGGTCTGGCCATGCTCATGGGCAACACCAGCAAGATCCTTCAGAACGTCGCGCGTCAAATTGACCGTAACGTGGTGACGCCCAACATCGAACGGCTGTACAGGCTGTTGTTGCTCACGGACTCAGGTGTGGCGCTTCGCGGTGATGAGAAGGTGGTGGTGTCAGGCGTATCGGTGGCCATGTCTCGTGAACAAGACCGCATGCGTCAGTTGGAGTTCCTACAGATGACAAACAACCCCGTTGACATGCAGCTCATGGGCGTTGAAGGGCGTGCCAGTCTCTTGCGTGAGCTGTCTAAGAACATCGGCATGGACCACACCAAGGTGATACCAGACAGTGAGACCATCAAGCAGCGACAACAAGCGCAACAACAGCAAGCGCAACAACAAGCGGTGATGCAAGGGGCCGCTCAAGCGCAGGGTGGGCAGGCACCAACGCCTCGGTCGCAGGGTGAAAAGGGGTCTGTAAGTGAAGGAATGCAACAAATGTCGCAAGTGTCTAGGTAAAAATTGATCAGTTTGTACTGTAACAGTTGCAAACTGTGCTAAATTTTGCCTATTAGGCTACACACGTGGAGCACACACCGTGAAAGCGAAACTACAGAACGTCATGTCGCCAACGACTAACACGCCACGTAACCACACTGCGGACACGGGCGGTCACTCCGCCACGTCTAGCGACAGTGATTCGGGCCGCATGTCGTTTGGTAAGTGGACCCCCGAAGCGTCCACACGTCTAGTTGCCGGAGTCGGCGGTGAATCAGGAGGATCTTCTAGTGGCAAGCAAACACGACGCAGACGCTAAAATTTCTCGTGCTAATACATGGTGTGACTGCAACAAGTCTACGTACAATCAGTCTCCCGTCGGTGTGTACGCACCCGGCGGGTTTTCTCCCGTCAGCTCCGAAGATGGAGTTAAGAAAATGCGCATGCGCATGACGGGGGATTACGGGAAAGTTCAGCAGAAGCCGGATGAATCCCGTTCCATGTCACCAAGCTGGGGTCACCCCGGCTTGATGAGAATGATGGACTACATGTAAGGACCAATACCGTGGGAATGACGGACGAAGTTTTGGAGAGCGTTGTACATCTCCTAGACAACCATGATTTTAAAATCTTCATGCGATACCTCGTTGACATGCATCAGGCCAACGTAAACCGGCTGGTGCAGCGCAACTTTGAGCACCCGCACCATGTGTATACGGAGCAGGGGTATACACGGGCGTTGTCACACGTGGTGGCGCAGGTCTCCACTGCTAGAGAGAGCATGCTTAAGCGCAAGTCCGCCTCTGAACCTAAAGGAGGCATGTGATGTCACTCCCAGAAGCACTCAGAGCGCGGGTTGAAGCCGGAGAACGGTTGTACAAGGAAGTGTATGGATCAGAAAGCTCGACCCCCGCAGACCCCGCCGCGCAGGCGCCGGTTGTGCCCCTTGACCCGATCCCAGAACCGAAGCCAGAGCCAGCCCCAGAACCGAAGCCAGAGCCAGCTCCGGCACCTCCCCCGCCACCTCCAGAGCCTAAACAGCCCGTTCGGGACTACGCGATGGAGCAAAAGTTGGCGGATCTTGAGAGAGATCTCAAGATGGAGCGAAAACGCGCCGAAGAAGCCTCTAAAAAGTACGAAGAACTTGCTAGAGAGCAAGAAACGACCATTTCAGCCGAAGATTTGGCGCAATTCGGCCCTGAAATGGTTGATTTCGTCAAAAGAGCGGCGAAAAACACCGTAAGTGCCGAGTTACAGGACGTAAAACGCGAAAATGAGCGCTTAAAGTACGAGTTAGCGTCCTTTACGGGCGATGTTCAGGCCGTAAAACGCCAATCTGACGCCGCTTCGTTGGCTGAAATGAAGGCCGTTTTGGCTCAAAACGTCTCTGACTGGCAGCAAGTTGATACAGATCCCCAGTTCATTAAGTGGTTGGACCGTGTCGATGACGTGACTGGTGATAGATACAAAGACGTCTTGAAGCGTCATGTGGACGCTAGAGACGGTTTACGTGTGGCGGCTGTGTTCAACAAGTACAAGTCCACTGTGAAAGCCATGGCTGCTGAAGCAGCGAAGCCGTCTTTAGACAGTTTCGCAGGTCCGAGTTCCAGCGGGAAGCCGGGACCGGATGCATCCAGTTCGTCTGGTGCCGTGTGGACGCGCAGCCGCATTGCGCAATTTTATGAAGACAATCGAAAGGGGCGCATTCCAAAGGCCCAATTCGCGTCACTTGAAGCAAACCTCAAGAAGGCCTTGCAAGAGGGCAAGGTGTTCGACGGGTGATTAACTGTTCGGCGGATCATAGGAGATTGCCATGAGTTACCCACTATCAGACGCAGGCGCTCGTTACCCATCTGGGTCTACGACCGCCAGCCCAGCATATTCTGGAACCTTTATTCCAGAGATCTGGAGCGCCAAGTTACTCGACAAATTTTACGACGCGACGGTTGTTGCTGCTATTGCTAATACCAATTGGCAAGGCGACATTTCGAACTATGGTGACCGTGTCATCATCCGCACGAAGCCTACGCTGACCATTAACGACTACGTTGCTGAGCAGACGCTTGTTTACGAACGTCCCTCCAGCAACGTCATTGATCTGCTGATCGATCAGGGCAAATACTTCAACGTCATTTTGGATGATGTGTTGGAGATGCAAGCTGACTTGGACATGATGTCCTTGTGGGCAGAAGACGCTGCCGAGCAGATGAAGATCACCATCGACACCGACGTATTGTCCATCATTCCGGGCGGTGCCGTTGTGGATAACCAAGGTTCGTCCGCTGGACGTATCTCTGGCAACATCGACCTTGGTTCTGACGTTGTGGACGGTGCTTTGACTATTGCGGGTCAGCCCGCCGATGGCGAGATCGACCCCTTCACAGTCATCTCCCGTCTGGGTCAGGTGTTGGACGAGCAGAACATCCCCGAAACGGGACGTTGGATCGTTGGCGGTGCTGACTTCATTGCTGCGATCAAGCGCTCCAACATCCGTGACGTGTCCTTGACCGGCGACGGAACATCCATGATGCGCAACGGCAGAATTGGCATGATCGACCGGTTCACCGTCTACTCCAGCAACCTGCTGCCTTCGGCTGCTACTGCAAATGGGAAGTTCCTGCTGGCGGGCCACAACCACGGCTTGACCTTCGCGTCCCAGATGACCAAAGTGGAGACGCTGCGTGCAGAGTCCACCTTCGGTAACATCATGCGCGGATTGCAGGTGTACGGTCGAAAGGTAATCGATGGAACTGCGGTTGCCGCAGCTGTAATCGCCGTCAGCGACCACTGATACAAGGGGGGGACTCCCCCCTGCCATAATGAGGGATTTTGATGTCTAACGTCGATATTCGATATTTCAAAAGCCGTTCTACGGGCGCTGTTATATCGGTTTACGCACAACAAGCGGACATTTATGAGCGCAATGCTGACGTATGGGGCATGTCCACCAAGTCAGAGCATGAGGCATTCCACAAGTCGCAAGCGGCTAGACGCAAGGGTCTTGTGATTGACGTAAATAGTGTGTCTGTCGGTACGTCCGATGCTTCCGAAAGAGCGTCACCCAAGCGTCGTGGGTCGGTGGGCTGACCATGCGTACGTACGGCGATTTGGTGGGCACGGTGCGCATGCTTCTCATGGACATTCCACGGGAAGGGTTTAACTCGCTTCGGTGGGACGATGACCTCATCTATGCGCAGCTCACTAACGCCGTAAACGACATTAAAGCGGGTCGAGCCGATCTGTTTCTACCCGACTACATCAACGTAAGTTCCATCATCGTCACGACGGCCAACAAGGGGGATCCGTTCCCGTTGGATGACGTGGCGTTTCTCCCCCTCGCGTACCGAACGGCGGGGTACGTCAGCCTCGCGGATGACGAGTTTGTTATGTCTGGTCGCGCACAGCAGTTCATGGTTTCGTCAGATAAACTATTATTTGGTGGTTCCCCTGCAATTGGGCCTGGAGATAAAAGATGAAGCTGGTGCCTCTGAAGGATCTGTATGACGAAGTGGCCGTGATATGCAACGGACTGTCCGTTCCAGCGTTGGAGCAGGCCGTTCTAGCGACATTACGAGAGTTTTGCAGGCGCAGTGGGGCCTACATCGAACGCTTACCAGCCCTTACGCTGTACCCCGGAAAAGACACCTACTACCTAGACCCTCAGCCATACGGACGTGTGCTGTACATCAACCGCGTCGTGTACATGCTGCCCGACGAAGAAACAGGGCGACAACTTCCTCTGTTGAACGAAGACTACTTTGCACACAACAACGACTCGTTGGGCACCGACAGTGTCAGCAGGTCTCTGGCTTATGGCAGTGCGGCCACTATGCCCACTCGCATTTACACCAACTCCCGTGAGTCAGGTGTTATACGTGTGTGGCCAGAACCCACTGTTCAGGTGGACGACTGTCTGTACGTCACCGTATCCATGACGTACAAGAGAGAGGTGTGCTCGGCTACGGGCGAGCTGGAACTTCCAGAAGTATTCTTTCGGTACTGGTTCGATGTTTTGTTGGCTGGGACGGTGTACAAACTGTCCATGCAGATGGACAAGCCGTGGACCAGCCGCGAAAACGCTGCTTTCTACGGGAAGTTGTTCATGAGCGGGTGCGCCAATGCCAGAACTGAGGCACGCGCAGGCCACTCTGTGTCCGAACCCCCCTTCTACTATCCATTTTGGGCGTGAGGATGCATGAACCAACTTTATTCAGGTGCGAGGCAACGGTTTCTCACCAAGTACATTGACTGGAACGCAGAAAATGAGATCGCGTTCACACTCTTAAATGACGCATACGTGTTTGACGAGAGTCACATTGCTTATGCCGTCATTCCCCCCGAAGCCATAGCGGCTCGATCGGTTGCTTTGGGCAGATACTCCGCAAAGGGTTGGGCACAGACGCCCGTTGTGGTGTTCTCAGGCGTCCAGAGCGATAAACCTATCACGTCCATCGTCATATCTCGCGCCATGAACGTTGGCGATCCAGAATCCAACCACGAGTTATTGGTCTTCTACGATCAGGTGCACCAACTCCCGTACACGCCACCGCCTGTGGGTGGTGATTTCTGGTTGGTGTATGATCAATTGTTCGACCCCGGTGGGTGGTTCCGACTTTAATTGGGGGGTTCATGGCTGATTTAACACTGTCCGAGATACTTAAGCTGAAGTACAACATGCGTATATCAGCCGTGACGCGGAATGGTGAGATTGATGGACACCCGATCAACGACTTTGTTCCCGTGAACGGGTGGATTGATCCTGGGAAAATACTGGTTATTACGCCTTTTGTGGACTCGTTCGTCCCCAAGCCCGTCTTTTGGTCGAGTGCGTGGGACGAGGCGTTTATAGAGATGTGTTCGTTCCCTCCGCAGTGCCGCGAGATGGAATCCCCAAAAACGTGTGTGCGCGAGCGAGGGTCATACGATGGCAGTTATCAATAGAATTAAAACGTCTGCTGGAAACAAGCATTTTTACAAGATCCACTACAACTGGCTGAATGCGTCCGATCCCGACAACTATGAACAGTTGCATGATGTTGAGGTTTCCATCGTCACCCATGGCACTGAGGATCTGGAGACGTATGCACCGTTCGTTGTGGACCAAGTGGTGATCGATCCGGTTGGCACACCGCCCGGACAGTTTCTGACGTATGCAGCCCATGGGGGCACTGCGGGGTGTATGTACGACGTGATTTTTAGGGTTACGACGACGTGGTCGCAGGTTCAGGCCGATTGCGTGTCGTATGAGATAGTGGGGACGTGCGAATCATGAGCGCAAAGATTAAGTTTCTCAACAACTACAGTGCCCAACTTGTCCGGGATGTCTCCCCTACGGATACGCAGTTATTCGTAACGGATGTGTCTAGGCTTCCAGCGCTCCCGCTTCCTGATGGTGAGCGGTTTTACGTCACCATCGACAATGCGTTGAGTGTCAACGACTACCCTGAAATCGTGCTGGTTACGGGCGTGAACTTCACCAGTCGGGCACTGACGGTGGAGCGCTCGCAGGATGGGACGGGCGCGTTCCGTTGGCGTGCTGGGGATCATGTTCAAGGGCGCAACATTAATGAGATTTTGGACGAGTTCATCCAAAGATCCCGCGATTACATGGTGGGACCGCTCGTGTTTGGGGGTTCTCTGCGCCCCGTTGTCCCTCACATACGCATAGAGGGTAAGAACATCGACGCCGTTGGTTCGACGGCGGGTATACGGTTCATGCTTAGCGAGGACGCGGACTACGACCACGTCCCCGCGCTCATTCATTACGAAGGTCAGCTCAGCACAACCGTGCTCCAAGACTGCAACGTGGTAGCCACACGTGTGACGTTGGGTGACGTGAGCAACA